CATGGCAGCGTAAGGAAGGCAAGAACCCCAACGGTGGGTTGAATGCCAAGGGTCGTGCGTCTGCCAAGAAACAAGGCATGAACCTTAAAGCCCCACAGCCAGAAGGCGGTGCACGGCGCGATTCGTTCTGCGCCCGGATGAAAGGGATGAAGCGAAAACTGACCAGCAAGAAGACGGCCAGCGATCCTAATAGTCGGATCAACAAATCGTTGAGAGCATGGAACTGTTGATATGCCAAGCGTAAGTAAAAAACAGCATAACCTGATGGCGATGGTGGCCCACGATCCCAAAGCTGCCAAGCGAGTCGGTATTCCTCAATCAGTTGGCAAGGACTTTTCCGAAGCCGACAAGGGTAAAAAATTTGGAAAGGGTGGGTCTATGAAACCGAATGAGTTGAAGGGCAAAGCCAAGGAAACGAAGGCCATTGCAAAAGAAGAAATTAAAGCCCTAAAGCGCGGTCATGCGCCGAAGGAAATTTTGGAACATGAACGTGCGGAGCATAAAGCTATGGGTTACAAACACGGCGGTAGAACGCATCATATGGCCAAAGGTGGCATGAAGCACAAGAAGCCTTCGATGGGCGGCGGCATGGGCGCGGCTCCCATGGATCCAGCTGCGCTGGCTTCAATGGCTGGCCCTCCGGGCGGCGGCGCTGGCCCGATGGCGGCTGGCCCCGGCGGTATGCCGGGAATGGCGCATGGTGGTACGATCCATCATCACCACGCCAAGACTTCTCATCACCACCATCACCACCACTATGCTCGCGGCGGCGCTGTCAAGCATCACGACATGTCCGAGTCGCATGGTGAGCGTATCAGCAAGAAGCCCGAAGTCGAGAAGATGATCGGCGGCAAGAAGCGAGCTAACCCGGATGGTGCCGAGAAGAAAGGTCACACCAAGGGTAAGGTCGTCAAGATGGCTCGCGGCGGTCATGTTGGTAGTCATCACGCTCGCGGTGGCGGTATTGAGTCTAAGGGCAAGTCCAAGTACAAGGTTTGCTAAATGGCTAAGAAATTCGCCAAGCGTGAACGGCCACCAAAGTCTCACGCAAAAATGAAAAAGCGTCATTTTGATGATGGCGGCGGGGTAGACATGTCTACCCTGTCGATGCCGCAAAACATTACGCCAGACTACGACTCGATGTCGTTCGGTAAGGCGTATCAGCTTGCGAAACAGCTTGGTGACAAGACTTTCTCCTACAAAGGCCAGCAGTACGCTGCTGACCCAGCGTTGGAAGCTAGAAATAAAGCCGCCCTTGCTGCTCGCGCTGCTCCTCCGGAAGTTACCACGATGGGCAGTCGTCCAGATGTCGCTTCAACTAGCGCCCGTGGTGCTGGTGGACAATATCTTGACCCTGAGATGCAAGCCTATGCTGATCGTCGTCCTTCAGTTGCTCAAGCTAGAGCCGCTGCGCGTCAAAACGAAGTTGATGCAGCTAAGTTCTTAGGGCTTACAGCATTAACCGGGGCTAGTTTACCGATTGCAGCAAGGGCTGGTGCAGCTGCACTAGGCGCTCCAGCTATCGAAGCTATGGGCTTCGGCGGTGCTGAAGGTGCAGCGGACGTTGCTGGTGCGGGTCGGCTTGCCAACCTTGACCGTGGCGCTGGGATGATGGACAAGTGGCGCAAAGGCAGGGACATCGCTGAGAAGTTGTGGAAAGCGCGCACGGGTGTGCAGACCCTGCCTGAGTATCAAGCTACCCGCCCCATACAAGACATTGTTCGGGAACGCGCGGCGGCTGGTATGGGCTACAAGAAGGGTGGCAAGATCAAACCTAAGAAGCCAATGATTAAGATGGCTCGTGGCGGTCACGTTAGTTCCGCATCTAGTAGAGCAGATGGAATAGCCAGTCGTGGCAAAACTCGTTGTAAATATTGATAAGGAGATTTGAGATGAAGCATCATATGAAGCATGGCGGTCACGTGGGTGGGCATCCGAAGCATCACGCCCCGAAGCATCACCCGGAACACATGACCCCGCATACCCACCATCACAAGGATGGCGGTCACGTCCATACGCACATGCCGCACCACGAGCATGTCCGTAAGCACATGCACGGTAAGTAAGTCATGATGCCTTCACGTGGGATGGGGATCATCAGTCCGTCTAAACAGCCAAGGCTGATTAAGCGGAGAGATGCCAACGTCCCCGTGAAGGTGTATGCCGGTGGCGGTAAGGTTAAGCCTTTCTGGGATAAGGAAAAGCCTAAAGGTCGCAAGACCAAACACTTGAGCGACAAGCAGATGAATACTGCTAAAGCTAGGGCAAAGGCTGCTGGTCGGCCCTACCCGAATTTGGTGGATAACGCTGCTGTTGCTCGCAAATGTGGGGGCGGTAAAATCCGATGAGCTATCCAGTACCACTGACGACGACTAATAACACGACGTTCAATCTCGACCTCAACAACATCATTGAGGAAGCGTTTGAACGGTGTGGTGCTGAGCTACGCACTGGCTATGACATGCGCACAGCCAGACGTTCGCTCAATCTCATGGTGTTGGATTGGGCTAACCGTGGCATTAACCTGTGGACGGTTGAACAGGGCGAGATAATTCTTCAGACAGGCGTAATTACTTACGACTTGCCTGTGGATACCGTGGATCTGTTGGATCAGGTGATCCGCACTGGGTCGAGTAACACCCAGCAGGACATCAACATTACCCGTATCTCGGTAAGCACTTACGCGATGATCCCGAACAAGAATGCTCAAGGGCGTCCTATTCAGGTCTGGATCAATCGACAGTCGGGTGCTACTAACGCCGATGGTACGGTTCAATACCCACAGATCAACGTGTGGCCTTCGCCTGATCCTAGTACGCCATACACGTTTGTGTACTGGCGGCTACGTCGCATCTATGACGTAGGAACTGGCGTCAGTGGTGAAGATCTACCGTTCAGGTTTTTACCCGCGATGGTTGCGGGGTTGGCGTATTACTTGTCTTTGAAGATCCCCGGCGCTGAACAGCGCACGGCGATGCTTGAGAAGATGTATCAGGATACGTTCCAGCTTGCGGCTGACGAGGATAGGGAAAAGGCAGCGATTCGGTTCGTACCACGTGAGACCTTCATAGGTTACAGGTGATCCGTGCCTAGTCGGTTTGCTTCTGGCAAAAATGCGATTGCGGAGTGTGACCGATGTGGGTTTCGGTACAAGCTAACCGATCTGAAAAACTTGGTCATCAAGACCAAGAACGTCACGATCAAGGTTTGCCCCGAGTGCTGGGAACCGGATCAGCCGCAGTTGCAGCTTGGGCTTTATCCAGTCAACGATCCGCAAGCTGTGCGCGAGCCGAGACCGGACGTGAGCTACTACACGCCTACCGGTGCGGTTGGCGGCGACGGCGGCAGTCGAGTGATTCAGTGGGGCTGGAATCCAGTGGGGTACAACACCTCCCTGTTCAGCAGCACGATGAACGGATCAGGGCCAACAAACAGCGCCGTGAATCCGGGTGGCGGGGTTCAGAACGATCTGGTGGCCCGTGGGGCTATTGGCACGGTGACGGCGACAGGGCCGGTGAATACGGAAGTTAGTGTGACGTATCTGACGACTACAGGTTACTTGGGTGAAATAGCGGCGGTTACGCCGGGAGAAGTATGATGCACGACAGCAAGCAGGGTAAGAATCCCTATCAGGGACACAGTGACTCCACGAAGAAGGGTGGCCCTACTTCGATGGATCGTAAGAAGTTCGGGCGCAACATGTCCCGAGCGTTGAACCAGCGCGGGAGCGCAAGGGGACGGTAATGACTAACAAGTGGCAGGATTACAAGTTCCCTGAGTGGGGCAAGCAGAAGATGGGCGATTACGCTCAGCCTGTAGCCAATACGTGGAAGCCGGGGCGTCAGAAGGATACTGGGTATCCGGATGAAGGCATTGACATGGACGACATCATGGTCAAAGGCCGCTACCCGACTGGCACCAAAAAGAAGAAGCTCATGGACATTCGTGGGTATGGTGCTGCCACCAAGGGTCGCAAATTCCACCCGGATGAAGACTGATGAACTTCTCGCAGTTATCACAGGCGATTCAGGACTACTGCGAAACGACTGAACCGTCGTTCATCCAGAACATCCCGAATTTTATTCAGCAAGCTGAAGAACGGATTTACAACTCCGTTCAGCTTCCTGCAATCCGCAAGAACGTCACCGGCACTATTACCGCTGGTAACTCGTACTTGTCGTTGCCTAGTGATTATCTGGCTGCGTTCTCCGTCGCCGTATTTACCTACGGTAGCCCCAGCAGCAATTATTTGTACCTGCTGGATAAGGACGTGAACTTCATCCGTGAGTCGTTCCCGGCCTCTGGGTATCAGGCTCAACCCCAGTACTACGCGCAATTCCAGCCATATGTTTACTTACTGGGGCCGACGCCTGATGTAAACTACGGGGTAGAGCTTCACTACTATTATTACCCGGAGTCGATTGTGACCGCTGGGTCGTCATGGGTTGGGGATAACTTTGAAACTGTTCTTCTGTACGGGTCGCTTCGTGAAGCGTATCTCTACTTGAAGGGTGAACAGGATCTGGCCCAGCAATACGACCAGAAGTATCAAGAGTCACTGGGTCTGCTCAAGATCCTCGGGGATGGTAAAGATCGTCGTGATGCTTATCGTAGTGGTCAAACAAGGGTACCGGTACCATGAGTCTACAGGCGAGCGGCGGGGCATTCGTTGGCAACGTGAAAGTCTTTGCGACTGACAATCGTGGTTTTAATCCAGAAGAAATGGCTGACATGACGGTAGATAAGATTCTATACGTCGGCCAGAACAGCCATCCTGCGATCATTGAACAGGCCCGTGCCTTCAAAGAAAACATTCGCCACCTGCTTGTTGAAGCCTTTGCACAGGCTCAGCGAGAAGAGCGCAATACCATCTGCACACAACTTGAACTCAAAGGCCAAGGTGGCCTTGCCGACATTATCCGGAGAATCTAATGGCTGGTATTACTCAATCTATGGCGACAAGTTTCAAGGTTGAACTCCTTGATGCTTATCATAACTTTTCAACGTCTAACCCTGCTCGGTCGGCTAGTACGGCTGACACGTTCAAGATGGCGCTTTTCAAAGGCACCGTCACGGGTACGTATGACGCGACGACCACGAACTACTCAAACATGACCGGCAACTCGGATGAAACGACGGGTACTGGATACACGGCAGGTGGCAACACGCTCGTGATCTCCAACGCCCCATCGTCCGGTGCGTCACCGGCTACGACTGCATGGTTGAGTTTCAGCAACACCACGTGGTCTACCGCGACCATCTCGTCGTCGGGTGCCATGATCTATAACAGCACTCAGGGTGGTCGGTGCGTGTGCGTCTTGTCGTTCGGTGGCATCGTGTCATCGACGGCAGGTAACTTCACCGTTCAGTTCCCCACGGCGGCTGCGAGTACGGCGATTATCCAGATTCAGTAAGGTGTAGAACATGGCCCTTGTATTTGCAGATCGGGTCAAGGACTCATCCACTACTACTGGAACAGGTACGTTCACGATTTCGGGAACGGCGGCGACTGGTTATCAGACGTTTAACAGTGGTATTGGCGTCGGTAATACATGTTATTACTGTATTGCGGGTCAGGCTGGTAGTACCGATCCTACTGAGTGGGAAGTCGGTCTAGGCACTCTTTCGACTGCAACAACCATTACCCGCAGCGCGGGTAACGTGCTGTCTGGCTCATCCGGTGCCGGTACGCTCGTTAACTTTAGTGCGGGTACCAAAGATGTGTTTGTCACATCACCTGCTCTGTGGGCTACGTCTCCATCCTTTACCGGCACTGTTGGGGTTGCCAGTCAACTTAACTTAACCAACGCCTCCAACTGGAACCTGTACGCCTCTGGCGCGGGTGCCAACTACATGGCGGGGCAGTTGTCGATTGGAACGACAACGCTGACTAACGGTCTGTTGACTGTTAACGCGACGCAATCTAATTCGGCTTATCAGTTTTATGTTTCGGGTACAAATAGCAACGCATCTACTACGATTGGTTCTTTTTATAACAGTTTATCTTTGACTGGTGCGTCGGCAACTACTGTATACGGCATAAACAATGTCACTAGCTACAATGCAAATGCGGCAACGGCTATTTATGGAATTAGCTCAACCGTAAACATTGGTGCAGCCGCTTTAGGTGGATCGACCATAGGTGTAATGTCGTCTTATGTTGCTCAAACACCGGCAGTAAACGGTTCAGTAACTTCAACTATTACCAGCGCAATTCAGTTCTACGCCACTGCAATAAGTTCATCTAAAATTACCAACGCCTATGCGTTCTACGGCAATCAATACGCGAGTGGTTCGACAAATAATTGGAACCTGTATGTTCCGGGTACCTCTGCCAATTATTTGGTGGGGCAGTTGGTTATTGGCCCTTCGACAACACTTACCAACGGATTCTTTGCAATAACCTCAACTTCAGCAAATGCTGCTTATTCTATTTATATTGCGGGTACCAATAGCAGCTCAGCAGGAACACTTGGTTCAATCAATAATCAACCAACAATTACTGGCGCATCTGCGACAGTTATATCGGGATTAAAAAATTCCCCTACCATAACCGGCGCTGCTGCAACTTCGATTTATGGAATTGATAATTCGTTTGCGTACAACGCAAACGCTGCAACTAACATTTATGGAACCAGCACGGTTATAACGATTGGTGCAGCCGCTTTAGGTGGATCGACCATAAGTAGTATGTGGTCTTATATTGCGCAACCGCCATTAATAAATAGTTCAGCAACTACAGCCATTACCAATGTCTATCAATTTAGAGCCGATGCTATAACCCAAGGATCGGCACAAACAATCAGTAACGCATATGCGTTCTATGGAAATCAAGCCAGCAGCGGCGCGACTTCCACGTGGAACCTTTACATGGCTGGATCTGCCAAAAACTATTTGGCGGGATCACTGGGTATCGGCACAACCACAATTGGATCATTGTTAACGGTTGCAGGGCCGATTTCTGTCAATTCACCTACCAGTGTTGGAACAGCAACATATAGCCAGTTAACTTCCGATTCTGAATTGATTGTTACCTATTCTGGTACGACAACATTAACGCTACTTTCGGCGGCAAGTTATCCCGGACAAATTTTGTGGATAACTGCTGGCTCTGCTACTGGAACAACGACCGTTATCAGCGCTTCCAGCAACGTTGTCCCAATCAACAGCACGACCGCTGGCACTGCGATCATGGCGTCCAACGTCAGTTCAGTGCAGTTGCAATCAAACGGCACAAACTGGGTTGTCATCAGTCAAACGACACCGCAGACAAAGATCACAACATTCACCAGCAATGGCACGTACACGCCGGCAGTTGGAGCGCAATTCACCAGAGTAATCCTGATTGGTGCCGGCGGTGGCGGTGGTGGTGGTATTGCGACAGCATCAGGAACGTCAAATTCTGGTGGTTCCGGTGGTGGCGGCGGTGCGTTAGTCGATGCAACGTTTCAAACGTCATCGCTGGGCGCGTCCGTTACGGTCACGATTGGTCAGGGCGGCGCTGGTGGAACTGGATCAACCACGGCGACAGGCAATCCGGGAGTGGCGGGTGGCGTATCTTCATTTGGTACGTTCCTAAACGCTTACGGTGGCGGCTTTGGGTTCAATGGACAGAGCAACGCTAACAGCGGTGGTGGAGCAGGTGCCGCGCTCTACGGAACCGCCGGTAACGGCTCAGGAACCAGTGGCGGTTCGGGATTTCAGGGAACTCAAGGCGGGGGATTTGGGTCTGGCGCTTCTGGATCCGGTTATCCATCAATAGGCACAGGCGGCGGTGGCGGTCTGAATGGCGGCGGCGGTGCCGGTACAATCAATGGTGGCTATTTGTCTGCTGGCCCATCGGGTGGTGCTTCTGGCGGCGGTGCCGGGGGTGGAAACGCAGCAACTCCCGGAACAGGAAACAGTGGCGGGAACGGCGGTGGAAATCTAATCAATTTCTACGGAGGCAGCGGTGGTACTGTCGGCGGCGGTGCTGGTGGTACGGTTACTCAAAACACTCCGTATTCTGCTGGTCGCGGTGGCGGCGGTGGAGGATCTGGTGGTGCATCCGCAAACGGTGGAAACGGAGGCAATGGTGGTTTGTATGGTGGCGGTGGCGGCGGCGGTGGATCGTGCGCTTCAACGCATACTGGCGGCACAGGTGGAACCGGTGCCAACGGGATTTGCTGGGTAATCGAGTATTTTTAAGGATTTTTATGGCAAACGTTTATACGTGGACAGTCGATTCGATGCTGAACTACCCTACTTACGCTGGGCAAACCAACGTGGTCTGCGTAGTGAACTGGGTCTGCACTGGTACCAACGGCACTCAAACAGGTCACTCGGCAGGAGCCTCGGGTATCCCATTTATTTCGGCTGACCCCTTTATCCCTTACGCCAATTTGACCAATGACATTGTGATTGGTTGGGTAAAAGAGTCTTTGGGAACCGATGGCGTGAACTCGGTACAATCCGACATCGACGGGCAGATTGCTGCTGCTTCAAACCCGCAGCAAAATGCGCCGTTGCCTTGGGCATCTTAATTTCCACAACAACGTCCTAGGAGGACGCAAATGCAATTTGATAGTCAGAATGAAGCTAACGCACTAATCGGTTTGATCGACATGGCGGTCAAGGCGGGTGGTCTACAGGTTGCCGAAGCAGGTCTTCACTTTACCAAGAAGATCAAGGCCGACTTCCCTGACCAGCCTACTTCTGAGCCTGTGTCTGGCCCCCCACCGGCTGCGTAAGCCATGCTTGGCTTCGACACCCTATCTAATGCACCTGTATCTGGATTAGTCCAAAATACCGCTAGCGCGGTTGTTACCGGTGTATCCGGTACGGGTGTCGTAAGCTCAGTTAGTTTATCGACAAATGCTACTTTCACCGTTACCGCCGTTGCGGCGACGGGCGTAGTTAAATCGGTCAATTATGAAGCCGACGCCAATGCTTCTGTCACCGCCGTAACGGCTACCGGCGCGGTAAAGTCTGTTACCGTCTCTGAAGACGCCAACGAAACTGTTACTGCTGTCAAGGCCACGGGCGTTGTCTCGTCGGTCACAGTATCAACGCAAGTCAACGAGTCTGTTACCGGCGTCACGGCTACCGGCGTCCTTGGTATACCCGTTGAAGTTGTTACCGAAGTCATCCCCGTCTCCGGAGTTGTCGGCACGGTAACAGTTCAATCGGTTAGTTTATCTACCAGCGTTAATATTTCCGTTTCGGGAATATTTGCTACAGGTGTAGTAGAATCAGTCACTTACGAAGCCGACGCGACTGCGTTCGTAACTGCGGTATTTGCCAAGGGATATATTGAATCGGTCAACGTCTGGGGTATCATACCGACCAACGAGACTGCGAATTGGGTGCCTGTATCCGATTCGGAAGCCGCAAACTGGACACCGGTCACAACCGCTGAAACACCCGACTGGGTGCCTGTTGCTGCTTAATAGGATACAGATATGTCTGATACTACCTACTCGACCAACCTTGCCCTGACGTTGTTGGGGCTGTCGCCAGACGACGTTTGGGGTGGTACCACTAATAATAACCTCGGTACCCTGATCGAACAGGCTATCAGCGGCTACGTCACGCAAAACTTTACCGATGCAAACGTGACGCTTGTCATGTCGCCGGGAACTTCGGCTACCGCTCGCAATATGTATATCGAGTGCACGGGAACAAACACCGCCACTCGACAACTGATTGTCCCGCCGAATAAAAAGCTTTACTACGTTTATAACAACACAGCGGCTGTGTCGAGTGCAACGGCCAGCCAGTGTTCCATCAGTGGCACGACACTGACTATTGACGGCACGATCACGGGGACGTTCTCCGCTGGTCAAGTGATTAGCGGTAATGGCATTGTCAACGGTACAACAATTCTTAGCCAGCTTAGCGGTACTACAGGTGGTGCGGGTACTTATCTAGTAGATACTTCTCAAACCACACTTGCTACTTCTACAGCTAGCTATATTTCGGGTACGCTCCAGACACCCACTGGCACTACGCTAACTATTGGTGGAACTGTTACCGGTACGTTTGCTATCGGCCAAACCGTAACCGGTACGGGTGTTACTTCCGGTACGGCAATCACCGGCTATCTTACCGGTGCCGGTGGTGTAGGAACGTATACCGTCACACCTGCTCAAGGGCCATCTGCACAAGCGCTTTCTGCAAGTATTACTGGAAGTTCTACTAACACCCTTGTCATCAGTGGCGGTGTCACAGGTTCGTTTGCTGTTGGCCAGATAGTTACTGCGCCCGGATTCTCGGCCACTATTACATCCGGTAGCGGCGGCGCGGGTACATATACGATCACTCCCGCGCAAACCCAATCTACCGCTACATTGGCTTCTGTGTCTGGTTCGGTGTTGACGCTTGCAGGTACCATCGCCGGTACTTTTGCGTCACAACAAATCGTGACGGATTCGTTTGGTATTTTGAGTGGTGGGTTTGTTATTAACTCACAGGCTGGCGGCACGACAGGTGGCGCAGGTACCTACAACATTACCGGTACACAAACTTTACCAACGGCTACTACGGCTTCTTTGTCTACAGTAGGGGCTACTTCAACCTTGACGTTGAGCGGTACGATTTCTGGCACTTTTGGTGTCGGACAAGTCATTACCGACAGCGGCGGTCTATTGGTCGCCAATACCACTATCTTGACGGTAGTGACTCCGGGTTCGGTCTATACCGTTACCAACCAAACGGCTCATGCCAGTTTGACCAACATTACTGTTTCTCAGTATCCAGTTTTTGTGTCGTATTTCCCGGTTATTGCAAATACGCCGGTTGCTATTAATACAGCTCCTATTGCTATTACAGGCGCACTTCCCGGTGGCGGTCACGGCATCTTTGTTACAGCCGATGGGTCAACAGGCGTTACGGTTAACCGTGGATCAAGACAAGTTCTTGTTTACGACGGCACGACTGTTGCTAGCGCATTGACTGGAATATCTTCTAGTGGATCTACCGCTACAAACATCCTTGGCGGTGCTGCGAATGAAATTTTGGTTCAAACCGGTACCAACGCTACAGGGTTTATTGCTGCGCCAAATACGCCTAATCAGTTTTTAAGTTGGACAGGATCTGGGTTTTCTTGGTCAACAGGTGGCACTAGCGTAACGTCCTTCAATGGACGTACCGGTGTCATAGTACCTACTACCGGGGATTACACCGCTAGCCAAGTAACAAACGCCGTAGCTACTACGCAGTTCACCGGCACCAATCAAGCATTATCAGCTAATGGGTATCAAAAACTTCCCGGCGGTTTGATCATGCAGTGGGGCATTACTAGCTCAGCAATAGCTGTCGATTCAACCGTAACAATCAGTTTGTCTACGGCACCTAATATTGTTTTTCCCACCGCGTGTTTGAATGTACACGCAGTAGCTATCAATCCTAATGCTGCAACTCAATCCACCAACGATTCTTTTGCACAAGTCGTAAGTTACACGACCAACCAAATTGTTTTGGTTAACAACGGAACTAATAGTGGGTCTGCTAGAGCATTATCCCTCATGTGGTTTGCAGTCGGATATTAATTATGGACTATGAAGAGAAAGTAGACGACACATCAAAGAAGCTGGACGTGCATCTGGCTGAATGCGCATTGCGCTATCACACGATAGCCGACTCCCTTGTTAGAGGCGAGAAGGTAATGAACCGGCTACAGCTATTGATTGGCTTGCTAGCGGTTATGGTGTTACT